AGAAATTAATGATTGGGAAAAAAATACAAAATCTAATATTTCACTAAGGGAGTGGCGACAAGAGTATGAGTGTACCTTCCTGGGTACAGGGGAGACTTTTATTGAGGGGAGTATTTTAACAAACTTAACAGAAGAAGTGGATAAGGAGTTCTACATCAAGTATAATAATAGGATGCGAGTTTGGAAAGATGTTAAACCTCAATATGAATACTTAATATCGGTGGATGTAGCTCTAGGCAGAGATAGAGACTATTCCTCATTTCATGTAATTAATATGTACAATGGGAATCAAGTTGCTGAGTTTTACTCAAATAGGACCCCAATAAATGAATTTGCTGAAATTATAGCTACAGAAGGTAAACTATATAATAATGCGTATGTAATAGTAGAGAGGAATACTATTGGAAATAATCTAATAGACTGGTTGATCAATATTTTGGAGTATGAGAATTTGTGGACTGACGAAAAAGGCGAAATAGGTTTTCAGGTTAATTCCAAAAATCGAGAAGAGCTATTGGCTGGTCTAGAAGAGGCTTTGCGAGTGAAAATGCTAAAGATTAATTCTGAAAGAACAGTAAATGAACTTTTAACATTTGTGTTTACAGAAACTGGAAAGATAGAAGCTGACTCTGGGAAACATGATGACCTAATTTCTTCTTTATCTTTAGCAGTTTTTGGTTTAAAGAATTTGATGGATACTACCCCTGGAGAGTTTACGAAGGTACCACATAAGGATAGACAGCCTATGGCTCCTATATCTATTAAGAACTACCCAATGAAAAGCCACGGCGGTATTACTGAGGAAGATCTAAGATGGCTGATGAACTAGATAATAAACCCCAAAAAATTGAAGAGGGGTACACCGAGTTCGGTGGGACATCGTTGCGAACGCCTATGGGGGGTACGCCTTGGTTTATGCCTAGCGGCAGGTTAGGGCGCTGGTTTTCAAAGTTTTTCGCGTCCAAAGCCCAGCCGTTTATAACTAACCAAGGAGAGCCCGGTGCAACGCCTATGGCTCCGTTAGCTGGCGATACGGTCCTAAACCCAGATGTAATAACTCCAGCACAGGGCACCACAGGCTTTAGCCTGATTAGAAACGCTGGGCCTAACCTTCCTGAGTTAGAAATAAATAGGAAGCAGCGGTACAAAGAGTATGAGTCCATGGATGAGTATCCTGAAATAGGGGCGGCGTTTGATGTTTATGCTGATGATAGCACCCAAAGAGATATCAAAAATAGTAGATGGACTATAAAATCTGATGATAGTATGGTTGTCGATGAAATTACTGAATTGTTTGAAACGCTCAAGCTAGACAGGTTCTATTGGGATATTATAAGAAATACAGTAAAATATGGTGATTGTTTTATAGAGTTAATTCTTGATATGAACACTCCTAAAGAGGGGCTTCAAAGGATCAAAATTCTAAATCCAAATTATATTATTAGAGTTGAAAATGAATATGGTTATTTGACAGACTTCCTCCAAGAAATCCCTATTAAGGACGATTGGGCCTCTTATGGAGGGCAAAGCGGAGGTATGGCGGGACAACAGTATATTACTTTAGATAAAAATCAAATTGTTCACTTCCGCCTTCATTCGTCTGACCCAGCATTCTATCCTTACGGTAAATCAATAGCAGCACTTGCTCATCGTATTTTTAGATCCCTAAAACTTATGGAAGATGCAATGTTGATCTATAGGCTGCAACGAGCGCCAGAGAGAAGAATTTTCTATATAGACACAGGCAACCTTCCTGCCACTAAAGCTGAAATATTTATTGAACGCCTTAAGGAAAAATTCAAGAAAGAGAAATATTATGACTCAGCCAGAGGGGGAATAGATCAACGATATAACCCACTATCTACGGATGAAGACTTCTTCGTTCCCGTCAAGAGTGGAAGTCAGACTAAGATTGAAACTTTACCTGGGGCACAAAACCTAGGAGAAGTAGATGATGTCAAGTATTTCAGGGACAAGCTCTTGGCTGCGCTGAAAATTCCTAAAGACTATATTGTAGAAAAAGACCAATCCCCAGAGCGCAAGGCCAACCTATCCCAACTAGATGTAAAATTTGCTAGAGTCATTACAAGAATCCAACATTCAGTAGAAGTTGGCCTTGAGATGGTTGCTAAAAGACATTTACAGCTTAAAGGCTTCCCTCCCTCGGTTATTAAGTCTTTCAGGCTTGAATTACCAGATCCCTCAGATATGTACACAAAGAGAAAGTTGGATCTGGATGAACAAAAAGCTAGAGTTGTTGGGGCAGTTTTAGGGTTACAACTATTTCCTAAGAAGTATATTTACAAAGAATACTATGATTTGACAGAAGAGGATATAGAGGAATTGGAATCTCTCTTAGATGAAGAGATGGAAAAGATGCAAGAAGCTATGGGAGATCCTATGGGAGATCCTATGGGCGGCGCGCCGCCAATGGGTGGAGAAATGGCCCCTCCTGGGGGAGAACCTAATATGGATATAGAAGCAGGAGGTCAAGAATCGGATGAGAATGTTCCTCCCACTGCGGTAGGAGAAGATACTGTAAGTAAATTGGAGAGGCTAAAGAATTATGTATTGCTTGAGGCTGGTGTAGATAGTAAAAAAGGAAGAGCTATAATAAGGGCAGTTACTAGGCTACAAGAGAAAGTAAAAAAATAGTTTAACTCTAAAGGGCTTAAAAGAAAGTATATAAAATACCTAGAGGAAAAAAAATTATGTTGGATAGACTTTTTGACACACGAAATAAAACAGTAACTTCCCTGATAAAGTTAGGGGACTGTTTGGGGCGATCTCTCCGTGAGAATATTGTTTTATTTAGCATTGATGGCGATAATGGAACGGTAAGTTACCTTACTGAAAGTGATAAGGTTGTAACAGGAGATTTTGCTGTGGATAAAGACATTATCTTGGAAAACATTGAAGTAACATCCTCTGATTCCTTTCAGAATCCCGAACAGTTCGATACTTTTATCTCTGAAAAGATTTCACAATTCACTACTAGTTTAAATGAAAATAGGTACACAGACACTGAAGTCAGTTTTACAGAAATTCTTTCTCTATGGGAAAACAGACTTAAGTTAGATAATGTTAGAAATAAATTACAGGAAAAGTCCCTCAAGTTTGACAAGTCTTTAAACATATTAACTACAGGAGAATTTAAAAACTTTGTTGAAATTCTTCCTCAGGTAACGGCTTTCCTTGCAGAAAATAAAGAAAAGATTATTAAAATACCTGAAATCATAAATGCTTTCAAACTTTCTAACACCGTTGCAGCAGCCTTTGATTTCCCGAAACTTGATTATGCTCAACTTGCAGAAGATAAAGCGTACAGGTTAAAAGATGGAGAATACACTTCGATTTACGAAATGATTTGCCGTCAAGAATTAGTTAAACAAGAACTTCTAGAAGCGAGAAAGAACTTTAGTGAAGTTTGGGCTAATAATGACAAGATTCGTGCTTTGGCTGGCATGCTTTTTGAGTCTAGAGAATCAGTAGAAGAACTTCTAGCAGAAGCAGTTATGGAAATTCCTTATCTGGCTCTAGCTTCAAAGAAGCAGCTATCCGAAACTATAACAAACGCTTTAAGTTTAAACGAAGGTGTAGATATATCTGTTGATGAAATAAAGAAATATGCATCTATGCTTTTTGAAATAAAGAAGCCAGTTAAGGCTGAGTTTATTCGGTTCCTTAATGAAAAATATGGAATCAATATACAAAATCTCAAAGAGCCTCCTAGTTTTAAGAGTCTAATTAACACACAAGTTGTTATTTTTGAATCACTAGCAAGACTATCCCCTAAGGGAAGTGTTCAAAAGCAAGTTTTGTCTGAAGTGGGCGGAATGCTAAAGAGTAAGTCTGGAGTTGAAGGCATTGATGTAAATGATTATCTTTACATAATGTTTGAGGGGGCTGAGTACATTGATTATGTCAATGAACGAATGGAGCTTAACCCCGCTTCCTACGGAGAGATAGCGCAAGACTTTAAATCAATTACAGATATTCTTGATCTTATCCGTAGGCATGCTGAGATTGCTACGGGAGACGAGCAGTATGAAGGTGATGAAGTTTTAGATGCTGAAAAGGAGCCCGAAG